TGCCCCAGCCTCATCTAAAGCATCTTTCCACAACTCCTTTGCAGGTGGTTACGTTGATCACGTTAATAGAGTCGTACAATGTGCACTTGATATGCACAACTTATGGAAGCTTAGCGGTGCTAACACTGACACCTACACAAGAGAGGAATTAGTATTCGCAGCCCTCAATCACGACTTAGGTAAATTAGGATTAGACGGTAAACCTCGCTACATTCCAAATGACTCTGAGTGGCACGTAAAGAATCAAGGTGCTAACTATAAGCCAAATGCAGAGCTACCATTCCTTCCTGTTCAAGATAACTCACTATTTATACTTCAGGCTGCTAGCATCCAACTTACTGTAAATGAGTACATTGCTATCAAAATTCACGACGGACTTTACGATGATGGTAATAAAGCTTACTTGATTTCTGGACAAAACGAATCGAAATTGAGAAGCTGCTTACCACTTATCTTGCACCAAGCTGATATGATGGCATCACGTATTGAGTGGGAAAGAGAGTGGTTAGATAAAGTTGGAGTACCTGCAAAGAAAGAAGCAAAAGCAGTAACGCCAGGACAATTCAAACAACAAGCAGAAGCTAAAAAGCTACAAGCTATTGGAAAAGGAAACGCTAGTTTACTAAACGCACTTAAAACATTATAATATGGTATTTGGATTAACAATGCTATTCATTTGGATAGTAACCGTAGTCGGTTGGGTTATTTATAACCTATACCAAAAAAACATAAAGTTAGAAACAACAGTTATCAACCAAGCAACTTTCATAGCTGGTCTACAAGGACTTATTGGAGAATCTGATAAAGCACTCAAAGGTCTTGATGATAAGATCTGGATGGATAGTGACAAAGAGCTACAAACCGTATTTCATAACCTAAAAGCTGTACAAGAAGCTTTAAACCACTTTAATAAAAGCTAAATGGTAAATGATATATTCAAAGCAGAGGAATCAGAGGTAACACTTACAAAAGACGGTAAGGTTAGAAAGAGACGGCCTAAAAAATCTATAGACTACTTTACAGCTGACACACAGCAGGCAATCTTAGACTATAGAATTGAAACATCGCAAGCTAAGCGTAATCAGATATTCAACGATAAAATCTACTACGCCTTCTACAAGCTAGCTGAGAATATTATTCACACCTTTAAATTCTATTACACAGAGGTTGATAATATTGATGAGCTTAAACATGAAGTGATTGCATTCCTATTAGAAAAATTACATCTATACGATGATTCAAAAGGAAAAGCCTATTCCTATTTCGGTACCATCGCTAAAAGATATCTAATAGTATACAATAACAACAACTATAAAAGACTAAAAGGGAAAGCAGCTGTAGAAGAAGTGGACGAAGACAAGAGAATAGTAAATAATATCGTACTGGAGCAACAAGACTATCCAGAACCGATTCCGTTCTTTGATATTTTTGTAAATCACATAGATGAAAAGCTACTAGACATCTTTCCAAAACCGCAGGATGCAAGAGTCGGAGATGCGATAGTAGCTTTATGTAAACGTAAAGAGCATATTGATATATTCAATAAAAAAGCATTATTTATATATATCAAAGAGATTACTGATGCTCCTACCCCAACTATTACAAAGGTAATTAAAGTATTGAAGGGCATTTATAAGGAAATGTTGAATAAATATCTAGAAGAAGGTACCGAGATCAACATTTTCGCTCGTTAACTATTTATTTAAAATAGTATTATGGAGTTAGAATTCGATTTATACGATGGTAAGAAATATTCCGATCTACTAAAGGATATTGTAAAGAACCACAAAAGCAAGCAGTCACAGATAAAAGCATTGATTGAGCAGCTAACCGAAATGGTTAGTGAGCCTGGCGATGCTATCATGTTAGTACCCCTGATAAAGGGGTATCTTGATTCGGACATCAAGAATGACGAAGCATTGCTTAAATTAGCTCAAATAGCTCAAAAAGCAAATCAGCCAGCTGCTGGAGATAGTGGTGCTTTTAGTGATAAAGATTTAGAGCTGTTATTTAACGATATACAGAAGAGCACGGCACCACTAGATCAGAAAGATGTAAAAGAACTACCACCTATCGATCAGTAATGTCAAACTTAAATTTAACCATAGCTCAACAAAATGCACTGCTAACACAGCAGCCGCAGCAAGGGCAGGGCAACACTGTAATGGTTGCCAGAGTTACTCATGTTGTTACAGGTCCGTTTATAGCGGGAACAACACTACGCGATGTTTATTATAAGAACCCGAAAGACTTAGGAAAAATAACTTTTCAGTTTTTAAAAGGCAATCAAGATAGAACAGCAGATAGTGCCGGTAACTTACCTGCAAAACCACTTAATTCAGCTATCAAACATATACCCGTAGAAGGTGAGTTTGTTCAAATAGTAGCAGGTCCAAGCCAACGATTAAATGAGACTAGAAATCAAATTGACTATTACTACACTAATCCGTTTGATCTATGGGGAGCTGCTCACCACAATGCATTACCTGATTTAGGTGATTACGGTCAATTTGCGAACTCAACCACGAGTACATACGAACAAAATAAAGCAACCAATAGAGCAAACAATACATCAGTATCGAGTTCTATAGTATATCCACTTGGACCTAATTTTTATGAAAAGTCGGATATAAAGCCACTTCGAATATTTACAGGAGACGTTACATTGGAAGGTAGATGGGGTAATTCTATTAGATTTGGATCAACGTCACCAAACAAAAGTAATGACAACTACTGGTCAGATACAGGTAGTATTGGAAATCCAATCACCATAATTAGAAACGGTCAAGGACCGCAGTTAGATAAAACAGCATGGATACCAACTATTGAGAATATTAATAGGGATGCATCATCAATTTATTTAACGATGGGACAGAGGATTGTGATAGATGACATCCAAGCTAATTTTTCATTAGCTAGCTGGCAAACAAGCCTGGAAAGTACACAAACAACATCGATACCAATACAGCAGCAGCTGACAAGCTACGATATGATTTCACCAGCAGCTCAAGATCAATTTGTTAGTGATTTCAATAAACAGACTAATAACTTAGGTATATTTTCAAATGAATCAAACCAATAATGTATAAACCAGACTTTCCATATTTAGGCAACCAAGTAATCATATCTTCAGGTAGAGTTGTAACACATTCGAAAGACGATATGATATTCTTATTTGGTAAGAAAGGAGTTGGAATATCCACACCAGCTACTTTTAATATAGATGCAAATGAGAGAACTATAATAGCATCGCCTAAAATTGAATTAGGTTACGAAGCAGAAGCAAAAGGAGAACCTGTTTTATTAGGTAGTAGTACACTAGTACAGATAGGAATACTACTAGATGCTGTTCAAAACTTAAGTAATGCACTATCAAAAATATCGTGGGTACCTGAGGAGCTAGCTGCAGCAGTGCCATTAATTCAATCAACAAGCGAATATCTAGCGAAGGAAATACCAAGTATAAAAACAAGGTTAGATAATTGTAAATCACAAAATACCTATACTAAGTAATGGCTAAGAGCGCAGGAGAAGGATTATCAAATGTAATAAACGGCTTTTCAAAAAGCCTTGGAACCCTGCAGGCCAATATTAATAAGGTATTATGGGGTCGTGGTAATAAACAGCCAGTCGCAACAGCCAAGTACGATGCAAAGGCGGGAGCGGTACAGTATCAATCAACACCACCCCCTCCACCATCAAGACCTGTTAAAGGCAACTTAATAGACTCAGGATTATTTAACGCTTTAGATGCACTTAATACAGTTGACTTATGTAATGTTGTAACCTACTTAGCAGATAATTCACAACTACGTCTTAGAAAAAACCCAAGACCAGAAAAGCCATGGAACGCAGCTCAAACTTCGCTATATTTTTTACAAGATCAAGCAGGAGCGGTTGTAGTGGCAATCGATAAGTACACAGCTTTTCCAAATACGATAATAGGTAGGTATGCAGGCATTGGACCTAACGCACAATCACCAGAGGAGGCTATTACAGGATCAGCAACACCAAATAGCATCAACGATCTAGCAGGCACAGCTATAAAACAGTTTAATATATACAACCTACTAAAAGATATACAGGATACCTTCTCCCCAACAAGCACTTCAGAGAGAGCGTTATTTTCAGCACAAGAATTACAAGACTTATCAGTTATACCGGGCATAAGCGGTAATCTAAATATTATAAATGATTTTGTAGCTAAAGTAAACACATACGCTGATTATAGGAGTATACCAATCAGCGACCTAGATAAAATAGAGAGAAAAATACAAACAGTTAGAGCGGTCTGTGTAACGATTCAAAATCTAGATATACAAAGTGGACTTGCTGTTGCCGGTAATTTCTTAGGAGTAGATATTAGAAGTGAAATACAAAAGCTAAATAAGTATGTAGATGCTACAAAGATCGTACCAACACTACGAGACATAAATAAGTCGCTTCGGTCATTTATTAAAATGGCTGAGAGACTGCAGACTATCATACGGTCAATACAGTTGATCATTAGGTTGGCAATCCTTTTAACAAAGGTTTTTAAATTTATAATAGCTTTCTTCATCGCAAATCCGTTACCAAACTTATTTACAACATCAGGTATACAGACAGCATTGGATGCGGGAAGAGAAGCAGCTCAGAAACAAACTGATGGTATAACAAGGCTGCTAAAGCAGATTAATGGACTGATGGATGCTATCTTGATATTTGTCAGATACCTCCTCACTAATGCAAACGAGCTGTTAATTAGATTGACTATCTTGTTACAAAATCTAGAGACCTGTGAGTCATTCAAGGATTCCGATATAATAGCAGAATTAGCTAGTACAAGAAATGCACTACAAACATTAAAAGAGCAACTAGAAACCTACATAACTAATTACGATTCAAAAAACGAATCAGAGAGCATCAGCTTTGGCGACTACACAATAGTCGTTGTTGATGAACAAGTAACTGATCAATCAATACCGAACAAACGCAGAAGAGGCATAGCTTTAGATAAAAACGAAGCGATAGTCGTTCAATCTGATCTAACTTTTGCAACGGATATACAAGTTATTATACAGGAAGTGCGGTTGAAGCTAATTTCAGCTGGGTTAGCACCAAGCCAGTATCAAGCACTAACTATTGACCAAGCAGCAATCCTAGCTGAGTCATCAAGATTCCTAGATACTGAAGACGAATCCCTAGACGATTTAACTGGACCGTTAACAGAGATAGATAGTCCAGACAACGAGAATGAAAACGAAGGTATCGGATTGAATGCCTTTATTAATAAGTTGAAAGGTGGTAAGAGATTAAGGCGTAGAGTAAGGAGAGCACAGGCTGAAGAAAAAGCCAAGTTGGCTAAATCACTACAAGCAGAAGATCCAAAGGGTAGCTTCACAAGTAAGACTACAGCCAAGTTAACAGCGTCCGCAAGACAGGATTTAATAGCTGCAGAAAAGATCAAAATAAGCTACTTAAGAGACGACATTCTCAAATTAGCAGCAGCCGGAGTTACACCAACAGTAGCAGCAATAATATTACAAAAAAGAAGTGAAATAAGAGCAGCAGAAAGAAAAATTGCTGAGTTAGAGCGTGGTGGCTAATTAAAGTTTTACGACTAAAATACATAAAAAGAAATATTTATAACTATATGGCAAAATTAGATTTACTTAGAAAGATCATTAGAGAAGAGGTAAAAGCTGTGTTTCAAGAAGAGTTAGCAGGTATCTTAAAAGAAGCTATTATGGTCAATAAAGGTGCACCTATCACAGAAGCGGCCAGACCTAAAAAACAACCACAAGTACCAGCAACACTTAATACAGCACAACCTAGAGTAATTGCTCCTAATTTAGGTGTAGGGAACCCCTTAAACAGCTTACTTGCTGAAACTGCTCAGTCGATGACAGACAACGATTTAGACAGTTTAGGTGGAGGAGCCGGTGTAGAAAGAGATGTACCTATTGTAGAATCAGTAAACGGAATGTTTGCATCAGCAAGACCTAGTTCGAACTTAGATGCAATAGAGATAAATGCGGTACCAGACTTTTCAGGATTGATGGCTAAAATGAAAGCAAACGGAGAAATTTAATGGCGTATAATTTACGAAATATAAATGTTTTAGATCTAAGACCATCAACTGGGGTCGGAGTTGCACTACCGTTCTCAAGTCCGTCAGTCTTTACAACGGTATATACTACTAAGGAGCAGCTAAAATATAACATTATAAATTTCTTACTAACTGATCCACGTGAAAGAGTATTTGTACCTAGATTTGGAGCAGGTATAAGACAGACATTGTTTGAGCAGATTAGTACAGAAACATTAGATAAGTTGGAAGCACAGATAAGGACAGGAGTAGAAAATTACTTTCCTAATGTGAGTATAACAACTCTAGATGTGGGTGGCAACCCGGACAGTAACTTAATAGTAATTCAATTTTCGTATACAATAGTTAATACGAGAGAATCAGATAATATAATACTTAATCTAAATGGCCAATAAGGATATAAAATACCTAAATAAAGACTTTGATAGCTTTAGGCAGGCACTAATTGAGTATGCAAAAGCATACTATCCAACCGCATACAACGACTTCTCAACTTCATCGCCAGGAACGATGTTTATTGAGATGGCAGCTTATGTTGGAGATGTATTATCCTTCTATTTAGATAATCAACTACAAGAAACGTTTATAGAGTACGCAAAGCAGACAAATAGCTTATATAGCTTAGCTTACATGTTTGGATATAGGCCAAAAGTTACATCTGCAGCTATTGTGAACTTAGACGTTTATCAAGAGGTCCCAGCAGACGCAGCCTACAATCCTAACTTAAACTATGCAATGACGCTTCAAGAAGGTATGCAAGTTAGATCCAACGTAAGCACAACTAATTTTTTCTATTGTCCAAATAAGGTAGATTTTAACGTATCCTCATCCGCCGATCCAATGGAGATATCTGTTTACACTACGGTAGGTGGTAATCCGAATACATATCTCTTAAAAAAGACAACACAAGCTATATCAGGTCAAGTTAAAACAGCAACATTATCTTTTGGAAGTGCTGAGAGATTTGCATTTAGAACTATTCAAGACGACAACATAATTGAGATACTTAGTGTATACGATAGCAATGGTAACAGATGGTATGAAGTACCATACTTGGCGCAAGATTACATTTTGAATCCAGTACAAAATACAGCTGTTAATTATCCGAGTCTATACCAGCAAGCAAATCAGGTACCGTACATTCTAGAAAAATTACCAGTACCTAGAAGATTTGTATCGAGGTTCAGCACCAGCAAGATATTAGAATTAGAATTTGGCGCAGGTGTTATTGCTGCATCAGGATCGTTACCAAATCCATTTAATGTTGGAATAGGTACAGTTAATGGATTAGATCTACTAACAACAGCTTTTGATCCAACAAACTTCGTATCAAATGATTCATACGGCTTACCACCGTCTAATACAACCCTAACAGTAACCTACTTGGTAGGTGGTGGCGCAAGTGCAAATGTGCAAAGTAACGAACTAACGAATATTGCACAAGTAACACCGTCATTCCCTAATCCAGTAAACCCAGCAATAGCAACAGCAATTCAAGGAACACTCGCAATTAATAATCCAGAGGTTGCTGTAGGAGGCGGAGATGGAGATAGTGCAAGTCAGCTAAAGTTAAATACACTAGCTAAATTTCCATCACAAATGAGAGCTGTAACGCAGCAAGATTATCTAGGAATGGTGCTTGGAATGCCAGCTAAATTTGGACAGGTAGCAAAGGCATATGTAACAAAGGATTCCGCTGTCTTTGCGCAATATTTATTGAATGAACCAGGGGAGACTGATGCACTAGCTACATCATTATATCTGTTGACTTACAACACAGACGGCTCTTTTACAAATCCAGAACCGGCATTACTACAGAATATTCAAACCTACCTAGGAGAGTATAGAATGCTGACCGATACAATTTTACTGAAACCAGCTTACATAATTAATATTCAAGTAGGTTTTGATATAATCATACGCCCTGACTACACAACGAGAGAGGTGTTAGCGATGTGCTTAACAACACTAAAAGACTATTTTAAAAGAGATAATTGGCAGATAAACCAACCAATCATTACGTCAGAGATCTACACACTTCTCGATAGAGTTGCAGGAGTGCAAACAGTACAAAACGTCACAATCAGCAACCTATCAGGATTATCAACAGGTTACTCTCAATATAGTTACGACATATCAGCAGCAACACTGAACGGTGTAATTTATCCATCACTAGATCCAAGTATCTTTGAAGTTAAATACCCAGACACAGATATTCAAGGACGAGTAGTAACAATGTAATTATGGCAATATATAAAATCTTTCCATCAGCAGACGCAACAGTCTATTCATCATATCCAGCTAAGAATACTGGTAGAGATGAAATATTGGAAATCTCAGCGAAGAATTCACAAGACCCGTTAAGGTTTATTGAGCGTAGTCCGTTGACAAAATCACCTTATTACAACTACGACTTAGCAGTAAACGATAACTATAGTATCCCACTTAGTGTTCCAGCAACACCAGATATTAGAAGACCACTACTACAATTCTCAAATGCTGACATATTAAAGTTACAAAACTTTGCATCACAATCAATTAGTGGATCTTGGAAAGCATCTTTACAGTTAAGTTTAGCAACTGCTCAAAACCTAAATACATTATACACCATTGAAGCTTACGCAGTATCGCAATCATGGGAGATGGGTACTGGAATGTACGCAAATGTACCGGAGCAGAGAAACGGTGTATGTTGGGATTATACAGGTCCATACAGCGGATCAGCTCCATGGTCGGGTAGCTACGGCATCAACGTATTGTGGCAAAACATAACAAATTTTTGGAACAACATTCCTGTAAATTGGAATAGCGTACCGCCAGCATTACCAAACGGAGGAGGAGCCTGGTATACCTATTACGGCGCAACACAGAGCTTTGATTACATGAGCAATAAAGACATCAATATGGATGTCACAAATATTGTAGATGCATGGATATCAGGATCAATACCTAACTATGGTATTATCTTAAAGCATCCATTTGCAATAGAAGAAAACTCAGGATCGTTTATAGACTTAAAGTTCTTCTCAGTCGATACTCACACAATATACCCACCAGCTATTGAGTTTAAGTGGGCCGACGCATACTACTATCCGCAAGGAACGAACTACGTACTAAACGATCAAATAACTGTAACACTGATCAATAACCCAGGAGAGCTTAGGCAGAACGAAGTTTATAAAATGAGAACAGGGGTAAGAAATACTTACCCAGCCAGACAATTTACAACATCCTCAGTCTATCTACAGAATTTATATTTTTCAGAGGAAACATACTGGGCAATACAGGATGCTAAGACGAATGAAATGGTAGTAGACTTTGATAGCGAATATACAAAGTTAAGTGCAGATAGTGTTAGTAATTATTTTACTTTATATACAAGTGGGTTGGAAATTAATAGATATTATCGTATATTAATTAAAACGAAGATATATTCGACTACCTTCGGACCACTATCAGTATACGATAATGAGCAATCAATTTATAACGCACTATCATTATACGGACCGGAGGACTTAAGGCTACTACCAGCAGAAGAAGTAATCTATAGTGGTCAAAATCTAATGTTTAAATTGATAGGATAGTATGCAACAACCAGTTAATTTAGTAAAAGAAGTATACGGACGTAACACTTACACGAGAGTAATCGATACGTCTTTTAGCGAACTATATGTAGAAGTTACAGGATCTGCAGCAGCAGATCAAATTACAGTTGAGCAGTTTTTTGACTTCTACGAGCAGCTCTTCTTCCAGATCCCTGTAACAGGAGCAGTGAACTCGCATGAGTATCTAGTAAAAAGAAGTAGCGAATACATAGGCGGTACTGTTATGACAGATAGTGAGTTGGCATACATTGAAGAAATTAATTCACTAAGACAGCAGTTGCTAGAAGCAAATCAAAACTACTTGAGTTTAAATAATATAGTATAATGGATATAGTAAAAGTTGCATATTTAGGCTCCGATGGCGAATACCAAGTATATCAACCATCTGACACGGCCTTAATAAACACTGCAAATATAACAAGAACTTTTGGTGGCTCAAGCGATTATATTGAGTACTATATTAAGGATCTATCAAACGCAGTGTTAGCAAGCAACTACAGTGCTACACAGTATACTATAGGCAGCGATTTAGACCCTACGACAGGAACTACGTCAGTACTATATTTAGATCCGGAAACAGACGCTAGAAACGCAGGGTATAATAGAGGTGTTGTTAATATAAAATACAACTTTTTCTCAAGACAGCTAGCATCTTCACAAGCTCAAACCTTTTGGATAAAGGAGATATCAACATCTAGAACTGAGATAAAAGTAGCTAGGCAAGACCTATCAAACAGTGATCTACAAGCAGCTTTCCTTAATTTTAACGCGGCACTATCAGCCGATGCATACTATCCAGATTTCCTACTGAACTTTGGATTGGACCGCCAGATTATAGGTGTAAATGCAGTATACGTTGAAGAAGGTCAAGATGCATACATCATCTTTAAGCTATACGAACCCTTACCAATAGAATTTGACATTAAGTCAACTTTCTGGGTCGTAACAACAGTAGCAGACCCAGCAGAATTTAATGTATCAATAGAGGCTGAACCAGAACCAGAAGCTGCCGCTTTCCAGTTGAGAGGCCCTAACTTTAAAGTGCCAATCAATGATGCTGTAAGCCAAACAACACCGTATTATAACTACACCTCTCTTTTTAGCACAGCGGTAACCTCATCATATCAACAGTTGCAGTCGTTGATGGATGAAAAGGGTATTCAAATTAACGTCGATTATAGTAGTTTTTCAAACTTTATCCACTTTTCCTCTGCAACAGAGAGATTATCCAACTTTGAATACAAACTACAATTAATTGAATCGGCATCGGCTGGACTACAAACAACAAACACAGCAGCAGCAAAGATAGCACTTCAAAACACTATTGATAACATAATAACGAAGTTTGATGGCTACGAGTACTACCTATATTACACATCAGCTTCCACAGCATGGCCTAAACAGAATAGTACTCAACCGTACACACTATATTCAGTAACATCATCACAAGCTAGAAATTGGCTAGGATCGATTAATACAGTACCTACTTCAACAACAATGAGTATGTACTACTTAGCATCCACCTATGATGATAGCAACAAAGACCTACTAGAATATACAACCCCAGCATATATAACAGATGACTCAAGTAACGAACCTTACTTGATATTCCTTAACATGATAGGTCAACACTTTGACAACATTTGGATTTACTTAAAGGATGTTTCAAATAGGTTCTCAGCAGAGAATAATCCATTTGTAGGTATATCAATGGATCAAGTGGCAGATGCACTTAGAGGGTTAGGTGTAAAGTTATATACAAATACTAGCATATCAAATAACATATACTATTCAATGCTAGGTATCAATCCTAATGGCAGCTTACTACCGCCAACAGGATCAGAAGTAATAACCAACTACATAACATCAAGCATTGCTACTTTACCGAATACACAAATAACCAACGAAATATACAAACGCCTGTACCACAATATAGCCTACTTGTTAAAGACAAGAGGAACCGAAAGAGGTATTAGAGCGCTAGTAACGACCTATGGTATACCAAACGACGTTCTACAAGTACACGAGTACGGTGGATATGACTACCAACTAGTACCAGGAATACAAGAACTAACACGCACAAAGATACTAACTAGTAGTTTCACGCCACAAATAAAGTCGGATCTACTAACTACCAACACAACAATACAGCTTTATCAGAATAATTTAATGAAGAGCTCTATTGATCTCGAAATAGGTTTCTCACCTGCCGATTCCATTAACGCAGCAATAACCTCATCTGGAATGATAACATCATCAGCCCAGCCAGGTTATTTCAACATAATGCAGCTGATAGGTGATCCGCAACTACAGTATTCAAGCTCCTATACGCCATTAGAGAACTTAAAAGATGCGTACTTTGCTGCAAATTACACAAGTAGATACAATGTTTGGGATTTTATTAGATTGATTAAATACTATAACAACTCTCTTTTCAAAATGCTAAGAGATTGGGTACCTGCAAGATCAAGCGCAGCAACCGGTATTATAATCAAATCGCATTTACTTGAAAGAAATAAGTACCCAAGACACGAGCCTACGTACATAACGAGCTCCAATGAGGGGTACTATCAAATGGTGATCGTATCGGGCTCAGGAGGAGGATGTATAACAACATCAACAGGATATATTCAAGCAATCCCAGTACAATATAATTACACAGCATCTGCTCCACTAGCACTAGCTCCTGGAACAGTCTACGTAGCATCAACTGATAACGTACAGCAGTATAACGGAGAGCTTAGTGGTAGTAGTATCTTAATGGTCGAGCAACCCTTCGATCAACAAGAAACATCAACGTACAGTAATCCACCAACATCATCTATTCGAGGTAGGTCGCAAATAATGTTCACAACCTACTCAGTGAGTCCGTTATTTGAGAATGTATCGGGAGCAATACTATCGCAAAGATTTTTAGATCTAGACTACAATGGATCACAAGCTACTCCAGTTAACTACGGACTAATAACAAAGTCACTAGAGGAAACTGCTTTGACAGGATCGGTTATACAGAGTCAACAACCGTACTCACAATATGCACAGCTACAAGACTTCAACTATTACTTACAATCCTCGATAAATGCAAGATATAGCGGATCGACATTGATAGGCAGGAGATACAACGTATACACTAACGGCGACTTATCATACGGAAACGAGCCTGTAATAAACCACTATACCAATAAGTTAGGATTCTTTACTCAGATAGAAACAAGCTCATTCCTACCAGGTAAAGTAAATGCTAAGATGGCATACTTGGCAGATGTATCAGGCGGATTGTTAGAATTGAATCAAAATAATAAGAATTGGCAGGATGTACAAAACACATTTATAGCAGGAACAACGCTAACAATTAAGCAGTTCGATAGTCAAAAGTATGGCAACCAATCATCAACGGACGGTGTAAAAAGAGTCTTTAATAGTGGGTATTCGTATACGCCGAGACTATACTACAATACATCTACGGATACTGATTTATATTTTCAGTATGCTGGTGAGGGGGAATCAGATACTTTCGTAGCAACTAACAGTCCAATTCCTGCACCATTCCCGGAAGATAACTCTTATATATCAGGTGTTCCAACACCTTTTTACAAACCAACAGGTCCAAATAATATAGTATACAATTTCTTTGGAGCATTCGATTCTGGAACAGGCTACGAGACGGGAAGCAAAACAGCTCCAGCATTTCCAAAATTTACAGCATCTCAAGCAGCAATTAAAAGTTTTAGAACAAAGCTTCTAATATCGGTACAGTTTACTAATGTTGGTCAAACAGCACAGTTGCAGTGGCAACTAGCAAAGAACGGTGGCTCTAACTACTACACTACGAGTAGTATAGTAACTGCTACGCAAGATCCACCAGTACCAACCGTATTATTTTTATGGTATGGTAGTACCCAGAACCAAACAAACGCTATAGTAGCTGCACCATCTGGCCCAGTGACTTTCCTAGCTGGACCTTTCACTACATATCGGAAAAGTCCATACATACAGAACGCTACTCAGACATTGTTAGGACAGTCAATGGGAACTCCAGGATCGTGGATAGAGCTACAAAATTATACGCTAATAGCTAGAACTTCCACCGGCTTTCAAACTATCGTTCAGCCTGGAATTGTAAGAAGAAGTTCAGACTTAAATAATCCAATATTTGCTAGAAATTTACCACTATGGAATGAGCAACCGTCACCAATCAATCCATATTTTGTTCATGACACCCTGCAAGGTGTTACAAACCCAGGATTATTCAAAACTCTAACATTCGATCAAACGAGTACACCTATACGATTAGAGCCGTCTGATTACGTTGAATTTAAGTATCGGTTTATACCATCAACATCCAGATACACAGCATCTGTAGCACCAGGCCAGAATAGTTTACTTACAGCTATAACAGCAGGAGGTGGCACAACGTATGCATCTGCATCAGCAGGATCAGGTTTTATAACCAGTATCATAAATACGACAACAGCAGAAGCATCTATTACATTTAACAACTCCATATCGCAGTATACTGATTATGAATTTGTTCCTTATTTTGAATCAGGATCAACGATTTATTCAAGCAGCTTATACACGCAGTATGGGGATGTGAACTCACAAATGGCTCCAATAGCAGGTGATACGATGGTATTACAGGACGACAACGGTACAACTCAGACATATGAGGTACTCTCGTCACAAATACAGCAAACATCGCCAACATCGCCAAGATCAATGGTAGTAGATGTTGTACCTAATGTCGTAACAAATTGGGTAAATGATCCATCTCTAATCACAAGAGTTCTAATTTTAAGAAAATATAAAGACGAACAAAACATAGTATTGACTTTTAACAAACAAACAGGAGCAACATCGTACGGATTCCTAATACCAGATCAAACGAACCCGACTGTAACAGCTCAAATTAATACACTGCAATCTGCGATACAATCACAATTATTGGAAAATCAAAATACACCAGGGTAGTAAATAATAGAACTTTTGACTAAACCATATATTTATAAGAAGAAAAACAATTAAAACATGGGATATTTAAGTAACACATCGGTTGTTGTAGATGCTATATTGACTGACAAAGGTCGAGAACTACTAGCACAGAATAACGGTTCATTTCAAATTACACAATTTTCACTATCGGATGACGAAGTTGATTACACTTTGTATAATCCAAACCATCCATCCGGATCAGCGTTCTACGGAGAAGCTATTGAGAATATGCCAATTGTACAAGCATTCCCTCAGTCAAATGAGATTATGAAGTACAAGCTAATCACATTACCGAGAGGAACAGCTAAGTTGCCTGTAATTACTGCAGGTAGACCGTCAATCATTTTACCACAAGGTGGCTCAACTACAATAACACCACAAACTCTTAATTACCTAGGTGCAACTTCGACCTTCGAGCAATCAGGATATGTTGCAACAATTGGAGATGTGAGAACAACTGCAGCATTTAACGGAGTTGGTATCAACACAGCTCAGGCAACAACCTTGAATGCCGCTACTCAAACAGTTGGAACAGAAGTATCTAAGACGGTGATTGGTACAAGTATTAACATTACAGCAACGACTGTGAATACTTTATTCGGCTCCAATACAACCTTATACACGACCTTGACAATTGTCGGCCGCGATTCAGGTGCAAGATTATTTATCCCAGTTCAAATAACAAGATCATAATAATATAATATAATATGTCATTTACAAGATTCGCTCCAACAGACTTTGTAATAAGCTCTGATTCTGTAACAGCTCCTGCCTGGAGTACTAACCTTACAGTACTAACTCCTGGTAATTTTAATGTAGCACCTCCGCTACCAAGTACAACCATTACAGCCGGAGCCTTCTACTTAAACGTATACCAATTACCAATAGGAACTAACGGATCAGCCGTACAATTCGCAATTGCTTACGGTAATATTAACGGGTCTGGATCGATCCTATATAATCAACTAGTACCGGGAGTGTCACCGTCTTTATCAACTTATAAGCAGTATAAAACCTTGATATACGGACCTGAGTTATCAGGCTCTCAAGGCTTTAATTTTGGTGGTGCATCTACACAAGCTCCTGAGATCTATGCACTTAACGTCGAAAGAAATAGATATAAAGGCAGCCTATTCCCAGGAACTTTTAACTTACAACTTACAGGTCCAACCGGAACAAAGATACAACTATGTGATGATAGTAGAGATACAACAGTAGTAAGCTACTTAGACTGTGGTAGAGTTTTCAATATAGTATCAGGTTCCTACGGAAACGCTGCAGCAACAGCCGCAGCTAATCAAATAGCTCCAGGCTACACAGCGTCTGGATCATATGGCTTGTTCTTACCTGACATAGGTACAATTATTCTTAACGTAGGTGCTCTTAAATTATCAGCAGTATCAGGAGGAATCGCCTTCCAAAACGATACTAGAAATTACGGAGTAGTTTCGTTCAACGCATCAGCATCATATACCTCAACAAATAACACAGTACTATATAATGCGTTAAATACTGCTGGATACTTTCAACTGAACTCGGAAGAAACTATTTCATCAGATTACGTATTTGTAAGAGTGGCAAACGGAGACTATAATTACTCATCAAACCCAAGCTTCACTTCAGGATCAGGTAACGTATTGTTTGATACAATGGTATTCAGTCCACAGACATATATTACAACTATAGGTATGTATAATGATAACACAGAGCTACTAGCAGTAGCAAAATTATCTAAACCTTTAGTTAAGGATTTCACAAAAGAAGCTTTAATCAGAGTTAAGTTAGACTGGTAATAAAAAAATATAATGAGTAGATCGTCAAATAGCCTTAGGGTATCAGATGTTATAACTACTCCAATTAAACTAAAGTATACTTCTTCATACGACTGCAATACAGCACCTGGAGTAGGTATAGCGGTTTACAAAGGAGTTAATGGAGCTGTGACAGTAACAGGGTCAGTGCCTGAAGAGACGCTGATTTACAGATCAATCAGGCAACTTTTTTATTCAAACTACCTCACTGGGTCAGTAACTACCGCACAACTATCAGGCTCCTATCTAACCACCACATCCAGCTTTGATAATTCACTACAATCGTCAGCAGCATTCGGAACAGAGGATGCAGATATAAGAAATTTTCCAACAGGATCAGGAGATAGCATTATTGCAATATCAATCCCTAGAAACGTATTCGGTCAACAAATCTCAAGATACGGCTTCTGGGCTAGCTCATCACTGGGTGTTATTGTAGACGATGGAAACGGTAACTTGTTGGATATATCAGCACTTCCATACGTTATACAGCAAGCCTACGTACCTGAATTTACAGATTGGTATGTATACGGTCCAGTAACGCACGTAGGTAATGTCTTATATAAACAAGGATTTGCAGTAATAACAAACCCTAATTATCAGAATGTATTCCCTATAGCACCGACTGCAATACCAGATTTTGGAACATATGCAAAATCAACTGTTCCAAAAACAATTAACGTTATAGCAAACGATATAGCAGGGAGTGGCACAATAGTACCATCCTCAGTAGTACTATATGGAAGTAATGCACCGTTATTTACGAACAATTTAGATGGCACTATCACACTCAATTCAACAACAATTGGAACTTACACAGTAGATTATACTGTAGATAGTACTTTCAACGAGGGCTGCCTACTAACAAGTAATCGTGGTAGAGTAACTATTACAGTGACACCTGATCCGTGTATATGTAGAACATATTACGTACAGTATCTAGGACCTACTGCAGCAACATTTACATACACTGCGTGTAGTACGGGCAATACAGAAACGGTCCAATTAACGAATGATGATAATCAAATAGAAGTCTGCGTTTGCAACAACGAAATAAATTACGATCCAATACTATTTAACGTTAGTCTATTATCGGGAATAGGCTGTATAGCAGATTGTTTCTTAGCAGGTAGTGTTATAGTACCAACTACAACAACGACAACAACAACAAGTACAACAACTACAACGACTACTGCACCGCCAACTACAACAACAACAACAACAAGTACAACGACTACAACGACTACTGCAGCAGTGACATGTACCTACTATAGATTAGCATCACCGTTCGCACAGACAACCTTCCAGTACAGAGATTGTGATAAAAACGACCTACTACCTATAACTGTCAATTCTACAGCATCTCCTAAATTTGTTTGTGCTAGAACAGGAACCGTAGTAAGATTAAGTGGCTTCGGTTCAGCAACACCACAAGGACCATGCCCAACCGGTACAACAACAACTACGACAAGTACAACAACTACAACGACTACTAGTGGCATACTATATTATTATTATAACGCAAGGCAATTCGACTCAGAGAACTGTGAATCATATGGAGATCAGTTTATAGTGAGATCTACTACACCTATTACAGAGCCATTTGTATGTACTAGCTTTGGATTAGCTCAACTAGAGGGGGGAGCTACTGGACCAACATACAATGCTGAAAGAGCAGGTGTTCAAGGTAGTCACCCATGTCCAAGTCAAGGCTTTGTTGATATCGTCTGTTAATAAAACTAATTAAACTCTAAATGGCACAGTATTATACAGTACAAGTACAATTAACAGCCAATGGTCTTGGAACAGGACCGTTCGACGTATATTCCGTGGATGCAAATGGAAATCTAATGCTACTAGCAATAGGTGTACCACCAAGTGGTTTTTTAGGTAGTGGTTTTACAGTACAAGTACCAAGAAGTGCTGTCTCAGTTAGAGTTCAATCAACAAATGCAACATGTGATAACTACCAAGACATACCAATACCTATACAGTATTTCAGAAGTACGTGGACAACAACGGTCCCTTACGAACAAATTAGCTTACCACTTACAAGCAACGGTACATATGACTTTTACGTTGATTGGGGCGACGGAAGCCCAGTCGTAAATGTGACAACTTGGAATGATACGGACGCCTTTCATACATACGTGGTAGCGGGCACATACACTGTTCAAATTTACGGAGTAATTAATGGTATTGGCTGGAACATAAGCGTTAGTGAGAGAAAATTAACAAGTATACTAGAGTGGGGACCACTTAGATTAGGAAATGATGGAAATTACTTTAAAGGGTGTACCAATCTAGATTTATCAGCAGTAACGGACACACTTATTTTAGGGAATACAACGAACTTGAGTGGAATGTTTGAGGACTGCATAAGTCTCACAACAATTGCTAATATTACTAGTTGGAATACAATTAGAGTGACAAACATGGCAAGTATGTTCAAGAACTGTGAACAGTTTGACGACGATGTTAGTGGCTGGAATACGAGTAGGGTTAAAGACATGTCATATATGTTCTACAACGCAATGGTATTCAATCAAATCCTTAACAGCTGGGATACCAGTCTTGTTAGAGATATGTCATACATGTTTGCGTTCGCTACTACATTTAACACAATACTACCAAACTGGAATGTCACAAATGTTCAAAACATGGCAGGGATGTTCCAAGGTGCTAGCTCCTTTAACAGAGCACTATCTAATTGGGAGAGAGTTGGATCGACGCTAGCAAACGTGACAAATATGAGCGATATGTTTAGAGGAGCTAGTCTCTTTAATCAAAGCATTGGCAATTGGAATGTGAGCAATGTAACAAACATGTCAGGTATGTTCAGTGCAGCAGCTTCGTTTGATCAAGATTTGACAAGCTGGACTACAACCGATGTAACAGACATGTCTTATATGTTTAGCGGTGCAGCAAATTTTGGAGCTGTCCTAGGTGATGTAGCAACTTGGTATACTAACAATGTTACTACAATGAAAGCTATGTTCCAAGATACGCCTTTATACAATAGTCCGGTAGGAGCATGGAACGTAGCTAAAGTAACAGATATGTCTTACATGTTTAACGGTGCAACTGTATTTAACAGACCGTTATCAACGTGGAATACTGAGCTGGTTACTGACATGTCGCATATGTTTGAAGACGCAACTGCTTTCAACTATAGTATATCAACTTGGAATACATTGAGAGTAACTAACATGAGCTATATGTTTAAGAATGCTACTAGCTTCAATCAACCAATCAATACAACCCCTAACACAGCTATATGGGAAGTAGCATTTGTTACAAACATGGAGTCTATGTTCCAAAACGCTACTAATTTCAACCAACCAATCAATAATTGGAATGTTACAAACGTTAGAAACTTTATCAACTTCATGGCTGGTAAAACATCAGCTAATTACTCAGCAGTTAATTACGGTGATATATTGAATAGTTGGTCATTAATAGAACTACAACCAGACCTGACTGTAAACTTTGGAACAATCCAATATCCATCATCAGCAGCAACAGCTAGAAACAACATAATAGCTGATGCTACTTGGAATCTAATTGATGGTGGACAATTATAATAAGGTAGTTGTGATATTTATATAGGAAGAAACTACAAAAAATGGCATTAACACTCAGACTTACCAAAGGATTACCACTCACATACCAGGAGCTGGATGATAACTTTTTATACCTATCATCCTCGTTTATATCAAGTGCTCAAACGAGCTCAATGACTGTATTGAGCAGTAGTTACGCATTTACAGCGTCCTATGCTCTAAATAGTAGTGGAATATCTACTTTTCCCTACGTAGGAAATGCTGTAATATCAGGTAGTTTATTAGTATCGGGAAGCGGTGTTACCATAACTGGATCACTAAATGTAGACGGAACAACAAGGTTAAGAGATACAGTAATTACAGGCAGTCTACGACTATCAGGAAGTGGTGCTACTATAACTGGATCGCTAAATGTAAACGGACCAATAACAGCATCAAGTGCCTTAATTAACGGTACTCTAACGACAGTTACACTCTTTACACAGTTTGTAACATCGAGCGTAGACTACGTAACAGGCTCATCAAGATTTGGTAGCCTCCTAACAAATACACATGAATTTACCGGATCACTACGCGTAACCGGGTCTGTTAATTTTAGATATCTAGATAACGCGGGTGCTAATAATGTACTGGTGTACGACGAAACGACAGGAGACGTCTACTACACAGCATCATCAGCTTTTGTGGCAGCACCAACCTTTCCTTACACAGGTGATGCAGTCATTTCAGGCAGTTTACTTGTATCTGGCAGCGGAGCTGTAATATCAGGATCGCTGAGTGTAAGCCAAGGAATAACTGGATCTTTATTTGGCACAGCTAGCTATGTAACTGGCTCAATATTCACATCGACAAATCCAGCTTTAAGTAGTTCATACGCTCTAACGAGTTCATATTCGGTAAGCTCATCGTACGCTTTGACTAGCTCATATTCGGTAAGCTCATCATATGCTTTGACTAGTTCATATTCGGTAAGCTCATCGTATGCACTAACTACAGCAACTGCTACAACATCATCATATCCGATAAATGTAACAGGTAGTACAATATACACAACAGCACCGGTATCGATAACTACTTTCTCAACTCAAAATACACAAAACGGTATATTTTTAGGACGAAACGCAGCACAATCAGTAGTAAGCGCCTCAAACTCGAATTTTATAGGAAATAGTGCAGGCTTTCAAGCAACAAACGCAGCCAGCTCGAGCTTCATAGGAACAAATGCAGGATATCAAGCAGTGAGTGCAATCCTATCAAACTTCCTAGGATTTAATGCAGGGTATGGTGCAACAAATGCCAGCGGTTCTAATTTTATAGGAATAACTGCTGGATCAGGATCGACAAATGCATTTTATTCTAACTTTATAGGAGATTCCACCGGCTTACAAGCAACAAGTGCATCATACTCCAACTTTATAGGTAGCGATGTAGGTAGAAGTGCAACGAACGCATCACATTCAAATTTTATTGGACGTCAGACAGGCCAGAGTGCAGTAAATGCGTATTACTCAAACTTTATAGGATATGCTGCTGGTATATCCGCTTACAGCGCATCTAATTCAAACTTCATAGGAAGTAATGCAGGCGGTCAAGCAACGAACGCATACAATTCAAACTTTATAGGAAGTAGTGCAGGGAATGATGCAGCGAATTCGTATAATTCAAGCTTTATAGGAGGTAACACAGGAAACGGTGCAACCAATGCAAACAACTCGGTTTTCATAGGAACAAATACAGGCCTCCAAGCATTTAGTGCATCCTTCTCAACATTCGTAGGGGACTCTGCTGGTACACAAGCTGCAGGAGCAGATAATACAACAGCTGTCGGATACGGTGCAGGCAACAATGCAACCTTCGCATCTCGATCAGTATTTTTAGGAACATTTGCTGGTTATTATGCAGCTAGCGCATCATATAACATTGCAATAGGATATCAAGCAGGTTCAACAACAGATTCCATTCGTACAGTAGGAAGTAATAACATTATAATTGGAAACCACATCAGCCTACCAAGCGGATCTAGAAACTCCATCAACATAGGAGGTGTGATCTTTGCAACTGGGTCCTATTCAAATACCTCAACTGTATCCTCAGGATCAGCAGGCGGTAGAGTTGGTATTAATATTGTATCACCAAGCGCATCATTAGATGTATCGGGATCTGCTAGATTCAATCACGGCATGGTAATACTAACACAAGTATCACAAAGCTTGAATTTTGCAGACGATACTGCAGCCGCAGCAGGTGGAGTACCGTTAGGAGGGTTATATAGAAGCGGAAACTTTATAGCAATAAGAATAGTATAAAATAAAAACAGATGCCACTAATATTATCAGGATCAATTGACTTAACAGGATCGATCATAGCAACCAGAGGATTTACAGGATCATTACACGGTACAGCATCCTACGCTCTAGAAGGACCATTAGGTTCAGTGCGAACAACTGGAAGTACAATATATTCATATGACCCGTCAACCACGGGCGTTAATACAACGGAATCGATCTTCTTAGGTCTAGATGCAGGGTATAATGCAACGCTAGCAAACAACTCAGTGTTTTTAAATACAGGAGCTGGATACGGTGCAACAAATGCAGCTGAGTCAAACTTTATAGGATATCAAGCGGGTGGTAATGCAACAAACGCAAACATATCAAACTTTCTAGGATACCAAGCAGGTCTAAGTGCAACAAACGCCCAGTATTCCAATTTTATAGGTCTGAATGCAGGCCGTCAAGCAACGAACGCGTATAATTCAAACTTTATAGGAGCCTTAGCAGGTTTCGGAGCAACTAACGCAGCGAACTCAAATTTTATAGGAAGTAATACGGGCAACGACGCAAGACATGCAGACAATTCAAACTTTGTAGGAAATTCTGCAGGAAACCAAGCAGTAAGTGCATCTTATTCTACTTTTATAGGAACACAAGCGGGATATCAAGCAACAAACGCAGCCTATTCGACTTTCATCGGAAGCGGAGCAGGTGAAAAAGCGATTAATGCAAACTATTCAAATTTTATAGGAGCGGGGGTAGGTTACAGTGCCTCTGCCGCATCATCCTCGAACTTCATAGGCTACAACGCAGGTGCGTACTCAATAAATGCATCCTACTCGACCTTCATAGGATACTACGCAGGTTACGAAGCTACACAGGGACCGAGGAGTGTAGGCATCAACAACATCATCATCGGTACAAACATTACATTACCAAGCGGATCTAGAAACTCAATCAACATAGGAGGTGTGATCTTTGCAACTGGATCATACGGTACAACCACAGGAAATCCATTCTCAGGTTCAGTACAAAGTGCGAGAGTTGGTATCAGCACTCGGACACCGTTATATACGCTACATGTAAGCGGTACAGTTGGATTTCCAAACCTAACAGACTCAAATACTGCCGATAAAGTCGTACTGATGGATAATAGCGGACAGTTATTTATAACAGCTTCATCAGCGCTGAGTGTAGTCAGTACAACACCAATGCAAATAGCAACAGGGTCAGTAACTGCCAGTGTAAACATAGGTGGAGGAAATGTATTTACTGTTGCAAGCGCTAGTATAACAGAGTTTGCTGTGGCTGGAACGGGTGTAACAATAGGCAACGCACTAACAGACGTACACAGAGTGACTGGATCAATAAACGCAACAGGTTCTTTAAGAGCGATTAATGGTGCAGGTAGCATGGCTACGAATCAATATGAGAATATAGTTAGTGAAAGAAACGGTGACCTAAAGATGGGAGTATACACATCAGTTGCTAACTTTACCTCAGGAGGGGCTGCCATAGCATTTGGATATAGTAATGTAACAGCCTCCTCAACCTACTATCCTGGATTTGAAATACAGATGTTTGGTAGCAATACTCAATCGCAAAATAGAGTTAGATTTAATTCTTTAGAAAGAAACACAGCTGGTCTCGTACTCGGCTCTTATAATGATATATTGTCAATTTTTGATGACGGTAGAGTAGCTCTTAGTGCATCACTATCTGGAACTAAAACTGGAGGAAACGGATCTAAATTAATAGTAGGAGCAACATCCTCAGCATATACTTTTGACGTAGACGGTGATGGCAACTTTAGAAATAATTTAACGGTAACAGGCTCAACTAATTTATCAGGCTCAATATATTTCCCAGACCTACAAACACCAGTAACACTACCAACAAACATTTTAATGATTAGTAGTAGTGGACAAGTATTTGCTACAGCATCAACAGCAGTGCCGAGTCGCGATCCATACTACATATCAGCATACAGTACATCATCTCAGGATCTTACCACGGCAGACACCTATCAAGCTATAGCGCAATTACAAATACAAAACTCATTAGGAATAACATACGATAGTAGCGATGGATTTTATGTACCAACTACTGGTGTCTATAGAGTAGACCTATCAATAACTGTTGGTGTAAGTGCTGGTGAAGTAATAGTTACGGGAATGCAAACGAGACCTGGAAGTTACATAGGTTGGAGCGATATGCCGATTACATATAGAATATACGAGGTATACACACCTGACGGCGCAGTTACAAGTACTAACTATAGCAGTATACTAAATTTAGATGGATCACGATATTATAGATTTATATGGAAAGGAGTAGCCGATCCATCTAGTGGTACAACGCTAATAGGAAGTGGGTCAGTAGCATCCAACATTACAGGACTGTACCCAAGTGCCTATACATATGCATCAGCCCTAATTAATATTACTGAAGTGGCTAATAACTATTATCCTATAACATAAAAACAAAAAATATAATACACTAAAAGCAACATAGCTCTTCGTTTAGATATATACTAAGCTATTTATTATAAAATAGTTTATGAAAGAGTTACGGTACATGTGCGTTCAACCACGCCTAGTCTACTATGCATGGCAAGTTGAAGTTGCAATAAACAACTTCCTAAAGCATGGAATAGATGGAAGTAAGATTGATATCCTAGTTGCTTGGAATCCGATAGACGGAACCAACACTCAAGAAGCAGTGAGTGCTTGGGATAAATTAAAAAAGCACTATACAACTGTTAATTTTCACTTCTACAGAGACACAAGACCACACCCAATTCACTACATTTCATCAGTCCGCCCCAATATCTTGAAGCAGCACTTTGAAGCTTACCCTGAATTGAAGGATGCTGCGATATATTATCACGACTGTGATGCACTATTTACACGAAAACCTACTTTTGATCATCTACTAAACGACGATGTTTGGTACGTTAGCGACACAAACAGCTACATAAACTACACGTATATCCAGTCAAAAGGCTACGGTGTTTATGAAAAGATGTGTGAGATAGTTGGTATCGATCCGGAAATACCTAAACAAAACAACGCACACTCAGGAGGTGCACAATACATTCTTAAAAATGTTGATGCAGACTACTGGCATAAGGTTGAAAGAGATGCTGAAACTATGTTTTTTGAGATTAATAAAATAAACTACCAGGTAAAAGAAACAGAACCTAACTACCATGAACTGCAAATATGGTGTGCAGATATGTGGGCAGTGCTATGGAATAGCTGGTTGAGAGGTAACGAAGTCAAAGTAGTCCCAGAACTAAACTTTGCATGGGCAACAGATCCGGTTGAAAGATGGGATGAATGTCCAATCTTTCACAATGCAGGTATTGTGTGTAACTGCGGTAGAAAGTTTTACAAGGGTTTGTACATGACTGAGCTACCATACAGTATACAACAAGAAGATTATAGCTCTAATAGCTGCACATATAACTATGTTAGAGAGATCATTGAAACAGCAAGTAAGTCGTGTCTAGTATAGTACTGCCATCATACGCAACTAACTACGGACTGCTACCGCTAACAACAGAAGCAGAGGCTCAAGAGCTAGGATTCACTTTTAGCCACAAGAGTAAAACAGATTACGAGTATGTTGTCTACTGGGGAACTAAGCCGTATACTGCTCAGTACGGCGATAGATACGGTGTGATGGAAACAGGCTTTTTTCACAACGCATCCTTTATAGATACAGTTGGCAACTACCAGACTATTTCATTAAACACAGCAGCTGGTTATAAGGCAGTGGCTGACTTTGATCTAGAAGATAAAAAAAGTGCTAGAGAGTTGATACAAAGTCTTCCAGCCCATCAGCAATCTAAATACAATGCAACATACAATGAAAGTGAGATCGCTAGCTGGACTGGCCCGGTCTTGATACTACAGAATCCAACAGATAGATCGATACTGAGCGTAACAAGTACAAAGAAGTACTTAGAGTTTGTAAGAGATTGCTGTAAATTTTACGGAGATAAACTATTTGTTAAATTTCATCCATGGAATTCTGGAGAAATCTACGCAGAGTTAGAAGCCATTGTAAAGCAGTATGGATGTAAGTATGGAAAAGCAAGGTTGAGTATAATAGACAATGCAGAATTTTGTGTATCCTTCAACTCTACTTTTGCAGTGGATGCGCTCCTAAAAGGAGTGCCGTACGTGCAGTATGCTCCAGGCACCTTCTACAATGCGTATGGAATAATTTATTCAAAAGAAGAATTTGTTACGAACGTACAACCAATAGAAGATGCTCACAGACTCTGCGATTTTCTTATTCATAAATTCTGTTTTAAAAAAGACATGGACAGGCAAAAATTTGCAAATATGATAAGACATTATGCAAAGAGTAAAGAGCTGTTTCCAATGACAGATGAGTACTCGTATGCAGCAAATATAGCTGTAGTTGAAGTAAAACAGTAGCAATAATCTATTTATAAGCATGCCAACAACAATACCATACCAACTAAGACTTACCTCTGAAACCACAATTTATCAGAACGAGGTTAAGTGTAGAGTTTTAGAAAACGACTTTAATTACTCACAGAATCCATCAGTATTTGCTAGGGTATCAGGTATAACCTCCTCAGCAGCATTACCGTTTTTTGCACCACCAGGGCAAACGGCTATAAATGGTCAAATTATAGATGGTACATTAGCTGATAATATTACGGGATCAGACTTCCGTCCATATGCAACTACCATAGGTCTTTACAATGAAAATAACGATCTACTAGTAGTTGGTAAATTGGCGACCCCATACCCGATCCCATCCAATACGGATATGACGTTCATAGTCAGATGGGATTCTTAAAACAAACTTATGAAAAAAAAGAAAAAGGTTAGTGCGAGAGCAAGAGCAATAAAGCACGGATACCGCAGCGGATTAGAAGAAGCGGTTGCAGAGCAACTACAACAACAAAAGATATATTACGACTACGAAGACAAAGCAAATACTGTAAAATATACAGTCCCCGCTAAAGATCACACCTACTTACCCGATTTCAAGCTATGGAACGGAATTATTGTAGAAACAAAAGGTAGATTCGTACTAGCAGATAGAAAGAAGCACAAGCTGATTAAAGAACAACACCCAGAGCTTGATATTAGATTCGTATTTAGCAACTCCAATACAAAAATATCCAAGAGATCAAAGACAACCTATGGCAGTTGGTGTGAAGCACTAGGCATACCGTACGCCGATAAAAAGATTCCGGACGCATGGCTGGAAGAACAGCCTGTTGCAAATACAAAGAAGAAGTAGTATAGTATAAGTTAAAGGTATACTATGAACGAAAAAGCACGGTTAGTATTAGGTTTATTACACACTGTTATTGGTAGATCCAAGCCATCTACGAAGGGTAATCACGCCTTCCATTGTCCTTTCTGCAAGCATCATAAACCAAAACTTGAGATAGATCCAACGACTGGCTTCTATAACTGCTGGACGTGTCAGCCTGCAACTAAGGGTAGAAATCTAGTATCATTACTCAAGAAACTACACGCAGATCCTACACAAGTAAGTGAAATGAGGTCCTACTTTCCAGATGGAAAAGGAGAAGAACAGAACAAAACTTACCAAGTAGTTACACTACCAAAGGAATTTCAACCGTTATCAAAGCAAAGTACGAAGCTATCCTACAGACAAGCAAGAGCATATGCAACGAGAAGAGGTCTTACAGATGCAGATTTTCTAAAATATAACATAGGATATTGTGAATCAGGCAAGTATCCAAACTCTCTTATAGTGCCATCCTACGATAAAAATGGTAAACTAAACTACTACATCTCAAGATCATTCGAGAAAGATCCAGGAAGAAAGTATAATGCACCGTCTTGCAACAAGAAT